TGCCATCTTTAACTCGATCTTCATTAATAAGAATTTGATAATATAGTCTTCCGTCAATATACCAACTGCGGAAGATCTCGTGTGCTCTTTCATCAAACTTCAAGAGTCTTTGTATATTATCAAACTCTTCTCTAATCTTACTTTTAATAGAGGAAGATAATTTTAATTCATCTAAATTTAACTGAATTGGACGTTTCTGTTCATCAGCAACAATTGATTCATTGATAATATCTTCGATTGCATTATCACAATCTGAATATTGTGCAACCTCACGATATCTACGTAGAAGGTCATTCTCATTCTTGATAATACCTTCTAAATCCATGACCATACCGTAGTAGCCACCAGCATTTACACCAGTGTTTACTACGGTTGCGCCTGTATCAACAGAACTAGGAGTTACAACGGATTGCAACTCCTGATCCTTTTTACGCTTTATCTCAAAGCCAAAAATCTGCATAATGTAATTACCCTAAAAAATTATTAAATTGGTAGCGTACCGATTGGAGTGTCGATAGAAACATTGACACCAAATCCAGAAGTAGCACCAGTATTTGAAGTAAAGAAGTTGTAAGTAAACTCCACATCAAATTGTTCAATTGCGTTTTGTTGCTCGTAGTCTAGACCAACTGCAGAAATAGTAGTTGGATATGCATCTACAAATGTATAAGACTTGATAGTTGCACCATTGCGATCTAGTTGATGAACTCTTAAATCTACCTGATAGTCACGTGGGTTAACACGACCATTTGTAGAGTTGTAGTTCTGAACACCAGATTGCCACTGCTCTAGAGCATTACGGATACCGAAAGTAGTATCATTGTAAATTGTGACAGACCATGGTTGGAATGTACGCTCGCCAGCAAAGTTAACTGGGCGACCACGATAAAGAACAGGGATGTTCTCTACTGTTGATGCTGGAAGTTGTGCAGCCTTACATAAGAACATCTGCGCCTTAAAGTCAGCAATATTTGCCATTTAAATCTCCTTGTGTTCTTTTCTTTATTTATCTGTTAGTTATGGGGAGATTTTGTCTCCCCATTTTCAATTAACCACCAATTTCGCTAAAGTTAATAGCAGAACGTGCAGCAACGAATGTCAGAGTAATAAAGTTGATAGAACGATTTGGTTTAATGAAGATATCAGCAACGAATTCGTTACGATCAATAACTTCACCTGTGTTATTAGATTCATCGCACTTAACACGGAAATCAGTAATACCACGACGTCCTTGAACATCTCGTAGGAATGGCTCAACTAAACTACGGAACTGCGCACGAGTAAATGAATCGTTAAATTCAAACAACTGGAACTTAGCAGCAGTTGCAATTGCCTTTTCCATAACGATGAATAGACGACGAACATTGATACGATCAAACGCACTTGGTTTAGCAAGCAATGTCTTATCGCCGAATAGAACAGTACCTTCTCCTGGGAATGTAACCACAGGGTTGACACCATTCTTGTATAGTTCGTCACGATCAGTCTTAGTTGGATTAACAGCCAAGCGAACAACATTCTTAACCTGACCACGATTTAGACCACCTGGAGAGAACCATGGATCATTAGTGTAATCAGTACGTGCGCATAGACCAGCGATGTCACCATTTAGTGGGACATAACGATACTTGTCGTTGTAGCGATCGTATTGATATTTGTAACCAGTATCTAGAACACCGTATGATGTGCTTGGTAGAGAGTTACGATATGCGATTAGTGCATCAGTAGCAGTTGAACCACTACCAACAACCACATCACCAGAAACGCTTTGTGGAGATGCAAACACAACGCAGTCTAAACGAGTTTCTGCTACGTTATTGATAACGTATGTAGCAGTTGCTGCAGTTGCTTTACCAAGCATAATGAGAGAAACATCAAAACGAGAATCGTCAGCAAAAATTGCAAACGCTGTTTGTTTCTGTCCTTCAGTGATTGCTAGGTCATCAACACCACTTGCTAGAGAACGGCTAATAGAAACTGTTGTAGATTTAAAGTTATTACCTTTTGCAGCAGAACCCCAGTTTGCTTCACCTACACCAGAGGATAGTTGAGTTGGGTGATCCATCCACCATACGTATGTAGAACGTGAATTAACAACGTCTTTATAGTAGTTATTAGATCCATCAAACTTCTTAGCGTCGCTTGCTTTTGAAACGAAGGCAAATTTCTCTAGAACTTCACCTTGTGTACCAGTAAACGCACCATCTTCGTCAATAATGATAACGTGTAGTTCGTCATTAAGACCGCCAGCAGCTGCAGCGTAGTCAGAAGTTCCTGGAGCAGAATCAAATTCAGTACGATAAGTCCAAGTACCAAATGTTGCTGCGTCAGCCATAGAAATCTTTAAAGAGTTACCTAGTGCTCCTGGGCAACGTGCAGCCCATTCACCAACGATACCAGCACCATTTACATAGTTGTCTAGGTATTGTTGTGTGTTATTAATTTTAATACCACCAACAGTAACAGTTGCTGATGCAGCAGCAGCTGATCCACCACCACCTGTGAATGACACAGTAGGATTTGCAGAATAACCACTTCCTGGATTTGTTAGAGTAATAGATGTGATAGTTGATGCTGCAATTACAGCAGTCGCAGTAGCACCAACACCACCACCACCTGTAATAGCAACAGTAGGAGCAGTTGTATAGCCAGAACCAGTAGCACCAACAGTAACAGTTGTAACAGTACGTGTTGTCAATGTTGCTGCAGCAGCTGCTGTAAGAGTAATTGTATCACCAGCAGCAGCAGTAATCTCAACAGTAGGAGCAGAAGTATATCCGCTTCCTGGAGCAGTTACAGTAATACCAGTAATAGCACCACCAGAAACAGTAGCAGTTGCAGTAGCACCTGAACCACCGCCACCTGTAAGAGCAATAGTTGGAGTGCCAACATAACCTGCACCACCATTGCTAACAGTAATGCTTTGAACACCAGCTGCAGAAAGAACTGCAGTAGCTGTTGCGCCAGTACCACCACCACCAGTTAATGTAACTGTTGGAGTAGAAGTGTATCCTGAACCACCTGCAGTTACAGTGATACCAGTAACACCACCACCAGATAAAGTAACAGTAGCTGTAGCTTGAGTGCCACCTGTGATATCAGGTGCACCAATAACAACAGTAGGAGCAGAAGTATATCCTGAACCACCTGCAGTTAATGCAAGAGTAGTAATAGTTCCTGTTGGGACAGCAACAGCGTTTTTAGCGTTGGTTGTGTCACCACGAATCACTAGTAGATTGCTAGTGTATGATAGGAAGTTTGCAGCAGTGAAGAATGAATCTGCGTTAGCGTCAGTAGGTTTACCAAACTGTCTAACCAAATCATTCTCAGAAGAGATACGCACTGGATCCAAAACTGGACCCCATAGGAACGCACCAGCAAAACCACCGACAGAGGTAGATACCGCTGGAACGATAGAAGTGAAATCTTTTTCTACGACTGCAACGCCTGGAGATAATTGAAACGGCATTGTAATTCTCCTTGTTAATAAGTTTACCTAGACAATTTGATGTCTACATTTTATTTAGTTTTTACACGATTTCTAAAAGTTTAGAGGAGGTTTCTCAGGACTTCCATCGTCGTAAAACCCAAATGGTGTTAGTTCTTCTTCAATGGCTTTCATCTGTTTCTTGTACATTATCTCTCTAAGGTTAACATTATTTAGCTCTTTAAAATAAGAGTTCGTTGTGAGCCAACTGAACAAGACTAACGGCATTACTAAATCATCATGATATCCTTCATCAGCCTCATACGAACCCTTCTTTTCAATAAAAGTTGAAATTTCGGAGCTCGTATCAGCGTCATTTACGATTAGTTTACTTTCCTCTATTAGTGCCTTTAAATTATGGCATCCAATTCTTTTAATTTTCTTATCGGTATTTACACCGAGTTGCGTTTTACCACCACCAAATCCACCAGAAATAACCTGTCCGTTTGTATGGCGAGTAACCATTAGAATATTCTCGTATTCCATTTCAGAATAAAGAATATGTGCCACCTGTTCAGATATGTTAGTTTCCAGAAGAACCCATGCTGTATTGTAATCCTTACCTACCTTGTAAATTACATTAGGATAAAGTAAAGGACTAATTTCATTGTTTCTATATTTTGCTACAATCTTGTAAGGAACTTCAGTGATATCAATAACTTGAAATGCTGAATAATCCCCACCAACACCCTTTGCAATATCTGCGATCAAACAATATGTATGATTCGCTTGTGGTTGAGTATATACATCCAATCCTTCTTTTTGATAGATCGGTGCGTCTGGACTCATCTTTGCAATACAATCCGCACGAACAAGAGTTAAAGAAGAACCCAAGAAGTTACATAGAACTTCCTGTGTAAACTTCAATTCACCAAGTTGTGCCTTTTGCTCAGCTGCCCACGCTTCATCACGTCCTGGAATTTCCCAGTATGGAATGAATAGTGGAACAAATCCATTACGACCTTTTTCTGCATCAGTCCAAAACTTCCAGAAGTGATTGTATCCTAATGGAGTAGAGGAAAGAAGAATCTTCGTTGTTTGTCCAGCAGAAATTGTAGGATAAACAGAAGTAAAGAATTCTTCAGCCACATTGTTTGGAATAATTGCAGCTTCGTCAACGTATAGTAAGTTTACAGATTTACCACGAATACCAGATCTTCCAGTCGCTGCA